ACTACACTGAATCAATTGAGAGGGCTGCTGGATATTACCTTTATGATCCTCTCCCAGAGAACTGGATAGACTTAGATGAAGAGAAGCTTAATGCCCACCTAGAGAATTACGCATGGGAGCCATTTGAATATTACTCTGGAGATAAACTCTGGGGTCTCATTGAGGCACTCGCTGTAGAATTTAGGCATATCGATAATATAGCACGACAGAAAGCTTTAACAGGAAGGTAATGTAATGACTGACTACAAAGAAATGCTAGAAACACTTAGAGAAGACGAACTAGCTACCCTCGAGGATGACCTACATAATCTTCTCGATCAATATGACGATGAGATTCATTCTCTTGAAACTCAGATTGAAGATATCTGGAGTGAATACGCTTGGTATGACTCACAGACTGGAGACTATAACTTGAGTGGGAACGCTTATCACTACGAAGAGAACCTTCAAGGGGAAGTTCGGGGTGTAGAAGAGAAGGTTGAAATAACTAGGGGTCAGTTGAAGAATCTCTTAGATTTAAGGAAGGTAATAAACAATGAGTAAAGTTTACGAAGTAAATGCAACGGAAAATGTTAGTGGTTTCTTTCATGTCGAAGCGGAAAGTCCAGCTGAAGCTGCTTTCTTAATCGAGAATGGCTATGGTCATTACGAGCAAGAAGGGAATCATTTTGATCTTGAGTATAGTATTAGTGACCTTCGAGACCAAGAAGATTATAAAGACGTATATGATTTCGGTGAACATAAAGCTTTTGAGAAGGCTTACGCTGATGGTCGAAGCTTTTACGATGCACAAGGTCAACTCGAACTTAACGAAGGGAAGCCTGCTTGGAATGAAGCACATCTCTTTGCCCTCAACTATGCCCGTAAAGAAACAGGATTAGGATTAAATGAACAAGCAGCTTAAAAAAGATTTGCGCGGTCTAAGAAAACGTGCTATAAAGATACAGAATAGTTTGTACCCCAAGAAAGTCTCTATGTCAGAGGCTTTACAACTAGCGCAGAAAGGAACTGATAATGCGTGAACCTTATGAAGACACTATGAAACGTTTGAGTGAAGACGAGAAGCAATCTACTTATTGGTCGCACTCAGCTGCTCGACATACTCAAGAGCTTGAGCGGTCAGAAGAGCGTACCCAACAGGAAGAGCTAGCTGGGTCTATGCGTGCTGAAGCTATTAACAACGCACCGATCGACGAGCTTAACGCTGAAATGGAAGCTGAAGCTTTCGAGGAAGACTTACTCAATGATATGCGTGGGACTCTTTTGAGTGCCGTAAGTATCATTGACGATATCGTGGGTGCCTTCATCCAGGATGAAACTCCTATTCGAGTAGGCTCTGTCATCTCAATTAAGGAACAACTACTCTGGGTGATGGACGCCCAAGAGAAACTTCGTAGCTAGAAAGGCTATTACAATGAAAATCATTAAAACAATTTACAACATTATTAGTGGTACTAAATCTTACAATACTCCTTCAGCTACTTGGCGGTATAACCCGCGAACAGCTTTGATTACGCAAGAGTGTAAGAAAGCTAATATGAAAAAGTCTATTATCGATTACTCACCTGACAATCGTACATGGCGTACGCATATTGAGCGAGTAGAGCGTAAAGCTCGTTGGATTGTTCGCGTTTAATGCTTGAACCGCTATCATGTTTAGCTGCAGCGATTTACTTTGAAGCTCGTTCTGAGCCTTTCGAAGGCCAAATCGCTGTAGCAAATGTTGTTCTTGAAAGAGTCGAAAGCAAACATTACCCTAACGATGTTTGTTCTGTAGTATATCAAGGAGAACATACCGAAGAAGGTCACCCGAAAAAGTACCGTTGTCAATTTACATTCTATTGCGACGGAATTGATGAGAAGATTACCCAAGCAAAGGCTTATCACGATTCAGTCGAGGTAGCTCAGCTTGCTTTGGATGGCATCGTATACGGACCAACTGTCGGTGCTACACACTACCACACTACTGGTGTCAACCCCTACTGGATTAGTGATTTCGAGTACTCACACTTAGTTGGTACTCATATTTTCTATGTAGACGTTGACCGCTAATCGAGTTTAATTCTAGTAAAAGGATATAATATTATGGCTAAAAAACATCTTACAGTAGGCATTGATGTCTACACACGGAACATGGCTAAGGCTGCTGGTGATTGGGTTCGCCTTGTAGAGCATGGCGCTGAACCAAGTCTTTACGTTAATACTTGGAACGTCAAGACAGCTAATCTCTCTTTAAGTGGCTGTAACTTTAATCAAGAGGTCTGGGCTATTCTAGAAGGAATTCAAGATGATTCTGATTATGAGGCTGACTCGAACGACTTTGAGTAGCATAAGGCCCTATAAGAATACTGAAGGAGACTATTCTTATGAAGAAAAATATTGACGATCATGTTAACCCTGCTCATTACAAGGAAATAATTCCTGGTTACGAGTATATGGACATGATGGAATATATGCTTGCAGACTTTCAGGGTGTAGAAGCACACCTGATGGGTCAAGTCTACAAGTATCTCATGCGTCTCGGTAAGAAGGACGCTAAAATACAGGATGCCAAGAAAGCAAAATGGTATCTCGACCGCTTAATCACAACCTATAAAACTGATGGAGAATAAATATGAGTGAAAGTAAAGTAATGATTGTACGTGATTTGAAAGCTTACTACCCAAAGCTGATGAAGCCAGTAGCACCGTTTGGTACTGAGCAATTCGAGCTACAAGTACGGGCTGAAGAAAGCTCAGAAGCTTTTAAGACTCTCACTGATTTAGGTGTGAAAGGTAAGCCACAAGAAGATGGCACGATCGCATTTAATCTTAAGCGTAAAGCAAAGAACCGCAAGGGTGACGAGAATGGCGCACCCGATGTAGTCGATGCAGCGCGGAAGCCGCTTGACGCTTCTATTATTGGTAACGGTTCTGGCGTTAATGTCAAGCTGTTTACCTACCCCTACGATGTTCAAGGGCGTAAAGGCACTGGCGTAATGTTGTCTGCCGTACAAGTCACTGATTTAGTTGAGTACAAGCCAACGAATGAGGTTGACTTCGATGCGGTAGAAGATGTTACTGTAGGCTCTGAAGAAGACTTTTAATTCTTAATCGGGGGTGGCTCCTAGGTCACCCCCTACAAAGGACTTTATATGTCAGATGATAACGTAATTGAGTTTCCTAGATCAGAAGAAGTAAAGGACGCTGAAGAGCAATCGGATCTTTTCTTTGTTATGGCAGTTTATTTTGACCAGAACTTTAAGAAGCTATTCGAAGAACACGACAGTAAGCTACCTGAGTATATCGCATTGTTAACCCTCACAGAGGTAGTGATGTATCATATACAAGAAGGTTATGCTTATATTAAAGACGATGATGGGATGCTTCAGCTAGCAATGGCTGATGGACTTCATGAAGAACTTACTGAAGGAATGAAAGAACTCTCTATACTAAATGAAAGGGAAGAACATGATATACATTGATGGTGACGGACCAATCCAGGACTTCGCTCAATGGATGGTTGATAATCATATCCCGTTGGGGTATGATCGCGGTGATACAGAAGCGATGTTCCACGAGAAGATTAATAATATCTTTTTACAATCGCCTGAAGCTAAGTACTATAGTTATTTCAAACAAATGTATGAGGTCTACCCCACAGGCTATATTAAAATCCTTACAGCGGTTGGAGATCATTGGCCTAACGCTGGGACTAAACATATTGCTAGCGTAAATAAAGTTGAGGCATTAAGACGTCTTGGTTTTGCAGTTGGCGACATCATTGTAGTTAATAGTGGTAAAGATAAAATTGAGTATGCTATTAACACTGATAATACAGTTAACGTTTTATTCGATGATAAGTGGTCTACTATAGTTGAATGGGAAAAAGCAGGGGGACATGGTATGTTTGTACCAGAATGTTACTTACGCTTCGAGGAGGCAGGACATGCAGACAGAGCGTGATTTTCTTGGGGACTCGTTTATAACTTATAAATGTTCTCGATGTCGGAAAGATATTATATCTATGAAGATGTCTCTCGGCACTCGCACTTGTCCTCGTTGTAGTAATCCTGAAGAAATTAAACCTCCACAGCCAGAAGATATTTTGGCTTCATTAGAACACAGAAAGGAAAATAGTAATGGAAATGGATAGTAATCTAGCACAAATTCTTACAACTTATTACTTCGGTATAGTAGGATTTGTTATTGGCTGGGCAATGCCGCGAGGTCGTGCCTTAAAATATATTCAAATTAAATTCATTCAAGGGCTTCACGCCTTCTTTACTGATGAAGAAGAGTATGTAGTTAAAAAAGTAAATCGAGTAAGAGGCTCGAAGAAAGGAAAGTAACATGCGCTTATGTTACGACATTGAATGTGATGGGCTTGACCCCTCAACTGTCTGGTGTCTCGTTGCTATTGACGTTGATAACGGTACTGAGTATTGTTTTAGCGATCATGACGGGGAATTAGATAGCATGTATGCTGGCATTGAACTGCTTAGAAAAGCTAGCAGCATTATCGGACATAATATTATTGGTTTTGATAATGTAGTAATGAAGAAGCTTTATAATTGGTCACCGACTAATGAACAAAAGCTATACGATACCTGGACTATGAGTCAGACTAATAACTACTTCCGAGGACATAAGCATGGCTTAGCTGCTTGGGGTAAGAAGTTAGAAGACAATAAAATTCTATTCGATGATTGGGAACGATACTCAAAACGGATGCTAGAATATTGCATGCAAGATGTTAGGCTTAACGTTAAAGTGTGGAAGATATTAATGAAAGAGGTAGGGCAAGTAGCCTCTACTGCTTCTCAATATCCTAAATATCTCAGGGCAGAGCATGATGCAGCAGAATTCGAAGCAGCTACTCGTGTAAGCGGTTGGCGATTTGATTATGAAGGAGCAGTGAATGTCGTTGAAGAACTTCAAGCATCTATGGGAGCTATTGAGAGGAAGGTTGAACCTCTCTTGGGCAACCATAAAGAGCTCATTGATAAGACACCTAAGACCGCGAAGTATAAGAAGAACGGTGAGTATAACGCTACAACTTGCCGTATCCTCAGTGAGTACTTTGATAAGTCTATCAATCCTTCTGATGCTCTTCTCGATAATCCTCCTATCAAACCTGGTGTGGAGTTTCAACGCGCTCGTGAAGTCAAAACTCGGTTAGGCAATCTTGAACAAGTAAAGGAGTACCTCTATGGATTGGGATGGGAACCCGACGACTGGAACGTTAAACGACTTCCTTCCGGTGATTTTCAACGAACAGGTCCTAAGCTCACTAGTAGTTCACTGGAAAAGCTTGGAGATGTCGGTCGAGGCATCGATGAGTGGACTACTCTTAGATCACGGCTTGGAATTACACAAGGATGGATTAGAGATTCTAAATCTGATAACCAATCTAAGCACCGCTTACACGGACGCGCTTGGAATATTGGAACACCTACATTCCGATGGCGGCATGAGGTTATCGCTAACCTTCCTGGAGCGGGTGAGCAATGGGGAAAACGTATGCGTGCATTGTTTCTTCCAGAGCAAGATCATGTAGTAGTGGGTGCTGACTCTGCTGGTAATCAGTTTAGGGTTCTAGCTCATTTCATTGGGAACGAAGACTTTACTAATGAGGTATTGAATGGTGATGTTCATCAAAAGAATGCAGACATTCTGGGCTGCACTCGTGCGCAAGCTAAGAGGTGGATCTACGCTTACCTATTCGGAGCAGGCGCAGCTAAGCTTGGTCTATACCTTACTGGTAAAATGGACGCCAAGGTCGGACAGAGCAGTAAAGATGCGTACGCAGCTGCTATTCCTGGTCTTGGAGAACTTAAGCGAAGTCTCGAGAACCAATGGCAAAACTCTAAGAACGCTACTGGAAGCGGATTTATCCGAGGACTCGGCGGTCAACGAGTTTATGTCAAAGAGAATTACCAAACATTAAACTACTTACTCCAGTCAGCTGAAGCTGCTACGATGAAGATTGCTATTGGGTATATCAAGAAACGTATTGCAGAAGAAGGTATTGATTGCGAACCACGCTTAATGTATCACGATGAATTCCAATACTCCTGTAAGAAAGAACACGCTGATAAGCTAGGTGAGATCTTAGTAGAAGGCTTAACCGAAGCACCGAAGATTCTTGGTGTAAATATTATGTCGGGTGATTATGAAGTCGGCAATAACTTAGCGGAGACTCATTGATGCGAGAACTTACACATTATATTAATCGTCTCTTCGAAACTGAAGAAGCGGGTAAAGAATGGGCTGAACGAAAAGCCCGATTACCTGCTATGCGCGGCTACGAAGTGCAGATGGGTTGGCGTAAGATTAAATACTCACCTGAAGAACCTGAAAAGTTTTCCGTATCTTTTACTAAGGAAGGAACAGTATGACTCATTTAATAATTGACGCCGACAGTATGATTTATAAATCGTGCTTCAACGTAACAACTGTTGATGAGGCTTTCACTAAGTTTAATTCGAAGCTTAACTACCTCAAAGACGACTTGTGGACTGACGATATGGCTATCTACCTTAAAGGTGTAGAGAACTTTCGTGCAGTAGATTTTCCTTTGTACAAAGCTAATCGACCTAAGGCTGACCCTGCTTCTATCGTACCAGAGCTATATGCTTTGTTAGAGGAAGAAGAGATTGGGATTCAATCAGATGGTTGTGAGGCCGACGACTTAGTACGTACTGCTGGTCATGAATGCACTATGAATGAAGACCCGTTTGTAATCGTTGGGATTGATAAGGATTTATTCTGTGACCCCTTCACTTATTACAATCCAGATAAGTCTGAACAGTTTGAGTTGACTCAGAAAGAAGCTGATTTTAATTACTACTCTCAGCTACTTACTGGTGACTCAACTGATAATATTAAAGGGCTTAATCGAGTAGGACCTAAGACAGCTGCAAAGCTTCTTGAGTCAAGCTCGCAATGGAAAGACTTAGTCATCCGCGAATATAAAGAACGATTTGGGGGCGACCACGAAGATGTACTAACATTCGTTGGGCATTTGATTCATATTAAACGTAACGAAAAAGACTGGTTCAACATTGGCTTCGGTGATTTCTACGACCGAAAGATTGATGTGGAGAAGGTCGGAAAGCTATTAGGCTATGACATCTAGGACATTTGAGATGGGTGATTACACATTCATCAGGTATGACCGACTAAAGATTACTGCAGCGCCGCAACCGAAAGGGGGCGATCGTAAGTTGTCTTCTTCTGAAGGTAATATCTGGTGTAAAGAGAGTCTATATAAGTCTCTCAAACTTAAACGCGGGTGGGAAGGGCCATTAACCCTTTGCACTCGTGACGGTAAACGCTGGTACGTAGCATTTGAGACGTATCAGAAAGATGACTATGTTGTCGATGAAGTTAATGAAGGTGACTACGGCCACTGGAAACTTCCTAATAAGAAACTAGTAGACCCCCATCATATCGGTTTTGTTTATGAACTGAAGGATAAGGCTACTGGTCGCATCTACGTAGGCTCTAAAAAGTTCTCTCAACCTGACTGGAAACAGTATACAGGCTCTGGAGACTTCTCTGAGCTTACAGTGGATGATGTTGAGGGGCGTATCCTATATAGCCTCCCAACACCAGGCCAGCTTAACGCTTATGAGATGAGGGAGATATACCTTCGGGATGCTCTCTTCACTGATAAGTACGCTAATAAGCAGGCTGAGAAACGTATTCGAAGTTCCCACTTAGGTTTGGGCTTCGATAAAGACCGACATGAGAGTATAGTAAAAGCAAAGAGGTGGAAATGATTAGTATCGATGAAGTTACTGAACACAAGAATGGTTCAGCTACATTAATGATTACAGCAACGGGAGAAGACTTAGAGCTTCTTGTTGCAGAAGGTTTCTTATCTGTCCTACGAAAGGCTATGGAAGAAGATGTCTCAGGAACTATATAAGACTGAGTGCAGTAAGTGTGGCTCATCAGATGGCAACGCCGTTTATGATGATGGTCATGCATACTGTTACGTATGTCAACACTATACACATGAAATAGGAAAGGAAAATGAAGTGGTATCATTGGCAGTTAATAATATTGAACGGAATTCTGGCCTTCATAGGGCCACTGGTTTGGCTAGCCGTGGTTGCCGTGACAGGGGAATTACCAAGACCGTGGCAGAGCATTTCGGCGTTCTTTGTGAGTATGATTCCGACGGCAATATTTGCTCTTATCTCTATCCTTATCATCGAGGGTCTGAACTTGTTGCGTACAAAGTACGAGAGCTACCAAAGACTTTCAGCGCAATTGGGGACTTCAAAGGCGTTGGTCTATTTGGTCAAGATGTATTCCCTTCAGGTGGCAAGCGTATTGTCGTTACAGAAGGCGAGTTTGACGCCTTGGCGGTTGCTACTGCGTATGCAGAGAAAGGAACGATCTGGCCAGTTGTCTCAGTCCCTAACGGAGCGACGGCGAAAAAGACCATTCTAGAACAGCGTGAATACCTACGTAGCTTCGATGAAGTTATCTTTATGTATGATAACGATGAGGCAGGTCTTAACGGTCTCGAAGAAGCTGTTAAGATTATCGGTTACGACAAGGCAAAGGTAACTGACTTAGGTAAGTACAAAGACCCTAACGAAGTACTCATGGATGCAGGCGGCGGTGAACTCCTCCGCATGGTCTGGAACGCTCGTACCTACACCCCCGCAGGCATTGTGGCTGGTGAGGAAGTATGGAAACAATTAGAGGCATACAATGAAATTGAATCAGTACCTTATCCTAACTGTCTTGGCGGTCTCAATGATAAGCTTAAAGGGATGCGCCGTGGGGAAATTACCCTCTGGACCTCAGGAACAGGCTCAGGAAAGTCAACCATCCTCCGAGAAATCGTCGCGCACTTGCACTCGGAAACTGAGTCTAAGATTGGTATCGTGGCTCTTGAGGAATCCCCAGCCGAAACCGCTAGAAAGCTGTCAGGAATGATGCTTAATCGTAACCCCGCTAAGGAAGAGATTCCCCTCGATGAACTTCGAGTGGGCTTCAACTCTATCTTAGCTGATGGTCGTATACAAATACTAGACCATAACGGTTCTGTTAGTCATGATGTGATTAGCCTCATCGAATTCCTTTGTGCTTCTGGCTGTGAGTATATCTTCCTTGACCACATTACTATCTTAGTCTCTGAAGGGGCTGATAGCCTTACAGGTAACGAAGCGATCGATAAGATTATGAATGATCTTAGGGGTATCTGTAAGAAGTGGAACGTCTGGATTGGTCTTGTATCTCATCTGCGTAAGATGGGTAATGCAGGTCAGTCATTTGAAGATGGTAAGATTGCTTCTCTCGACGACATTAAAGGCTCAGGCTCTATTAAGCAAGTGTCTTACGATATCATCGCGTTCGCTCGTGATGTCGGTAATGAAGATGAAGAGACCCGTAACACTATTCAAATGAAAGTTCTTAAGAGCCGTTACACAGGCTTAACTGGCCCCTCAGGTTCTGTTAAGTACGACTACGATACTGGACGTTTAAATAGAGTTGACGGCGGCTTCGATGATTTCGCCTTATAAAGGCCATAATTGAAAGGTATTATTATGAATGAATTAGTTGATAACATGAGTGCAGTAGGTCAGGCTATTAGGAAGAAATATAAATACGATACGTTGTATATGAATATTGCTGAGTCAGTAGCTGATATGTCTATCGATCATAAGTATAAGGTCGGTGCTATTATTGTTAAAGAAGGTATCCTAGCGGAGGGCTGGAATGGCGCCCCTACGGGATTCCCTAACGCTACTCGTAATGACGATGAGAAGACGCACCCTTGGGTTATCCATGCAGAGCAGAATGCTATTGCTAAGTGCGCTCGGAAGGGTATTGCCTGTGAAGGCGCTACTATCTACGTTACGCTAGCCCCTTGTAGGGACTGCGCTCGAATGATTATTCAATCGGGTATTAAAGAAGTGGTCTACCGAGATCGCTTCTATAAAGATGAAGAAGGACTTAATATGCTTACTAAGTCTGGTGTTACTGTTGAACACTACGCTCGTAAGCCTTACGCAGGATAGGACATTGCATGAAGGACATTGTAGACCACCTAAAAGATAAGGTTGAATCTGTCAATATTAATAACCCTAAAGCTAACCCAGGCTCTAAGATTCTGGTTGACCATGTTACTCGTCTCTCAGAGTTCGTTATGACTGGTCTAGATACTTTAGGTACACACTACAATAAGTA